CAGCTCAATTTGGACAATTAAAGGTACAGAAACTTTTAGTTCAACAACAATTAGATGCACTTGATGCAACTGAAATTCAGATGGAAAGTGATTATTCTGAGTTACAAAAGAAGGAACAAGAAATTGTTAAGTCGTTGAATGAAAAGTATGGTCCTGGTAATTTAGACCCCGCAACGGGAGTTTTTACACCAGCATCAGCCGCCGCCCAAGTAACAGAAGCTTCAGAAACTACTTAAAATAATCTCCTTCAAATATATCGTTTGAGAAAGTTAGGCGATATTTATAGTAAATATTTGTAGTCTATAAATGACTAAATTAGTTATTTAAATTATAATAATAGGAGAAAAATAATGGCAGAAAGAATCGTATCGCCGGGTGTATTTACTCGTGAACGTGATTTATCATTTCTTCCCGCAGGAATTGCTGCAATTGGAGCATGTATAGTTGGACCAACAGTTAAAGGTCCCGCTTTTGTACCTACTCAAGTTAGTAATTTCTCAGAGTTTGAAGAAATGTTTGGATCAACCGACCAACGATATTACACACCGTATGCGATAGAACAATATTTAAGGAGTGCAGGAACAATTACGGTTGTTCGCGTTCTTAATACTGGTGGATACACTGCAGATCAAGTAACACTATGGGTAACTTCAAGTGCTGTAACCAAACAGTCAGTAGCCGTGTTCTTACCTTCTCGTGGTGGTTCAAATGGAACAGCTGATTTGGAAGGTAGTAATGTTACTGGAAGTTGGAGTTCGGCAACACTTGTATTAAGTGGTAGTAATATGGCAGCGAAGGGTTTAAGTTCACGTTCATATACAATATCATTTGATACAGGAAGTGCTAATTATATTGAAGAAGTATTCAGTAAAGACCCCCAAGTACAGAAGTCTGGTTTGAATACGGTATCAGCTTATTTGTATAAGAATTTTAAATATGCACAAAGTAGCAATGGATATTCTTCTGGAGAAATAGTGAGTGCAAGTGCTAGTACTTTTACATCCCCAACGGCATATTCAAATGCATCAACACCATACATTCAATCACAATTGATTAATGGTTCAAGATATAACTTATTTAAAGTTAATACTCGTTCACATGGTAGTGATGTAAATAACAAATATAAGATTGTCGTCTTGAATGTTAAGAAAGCAGGTACAGTAGCTGGTAGTGATTATGGACAATTTTCACTTCAAGTAAGACAAACTGGTATGGATGATAATGGTTTAACAAGTGATAACATCTTGGAACAATGGGATGGACTTAATTTTGATCCTAAGAGTACGAATTTCTTCGCTCGTAGGATTGGAGATAGGTATGTAACTATTGACGCTAATGGTAAACTCACTCATAATGGTGATTGGAATAATAGATCTAAACATATTTATTTATCAGATTTTTCTGATATTTCAGATGGATCAATTCCAAAAACATTATCCCCAATGGGACATGCAGCAATTAATAACCCATTTGGTAGTGATGATTCGTCAGTTCCAGCATGGCCGTTTAAGGTATCACAGTCAAACGCACAGGGTGAATTTGATAGTAATGTTCCTTTAGGTGTAGATTATGGAAACGCCGACGCAGAACAATATTTGGCACCTTACCCTTCTGCAGCTGGAGATGGAGCAAATACTACTATGAGTCTTGAAGACTATAATGGTAGTGCAGACGCATCCGTAACTGGAGATACTTATTCAGATGGTACTGAAAAGATTACTCTCGCACTTTCAAGTATTAAACAGAGAAAGTTCGTTGTTCCATTTCAAGGTGGATTCGATGGGGATAACCCAGCAAATCCAAAATTGACAGGAGCAAGTATTACAGCAGCAAACACACAAGGGTTTGACATTTCAAGTGCAACCGCAACTGGAGCAGTGGCTTACAAGAAAGCAATTAACGCAGTAAGTAATCCAGATGAGTTTGATTTGAATATGTTAGTAACACCTGGTGTTATACATGATTTACATCCAAAGATTACAAATCATGCAATACAAAAGTGTGAAGAACGTGGTGATGCATTCTATATTTTAGATTGTGGTATTCAAGGTGGTTCAATATCATCTGCAACCGCAGCAGTTACCGCACTTGATACAAACTACGCAGCAACTTATTACCCTTGGGTAAAGATTGTTGATAGAAATACGGCACTACCTGTTTGGGTCCCACCTTCTTGTGTTTTACCTGGAACTATAGCGTTCACAGATAAAGTAGCACACGAATGGTTCGCACCAGCTGGTCTGAATCGTGGTGGTTTGACTACAGTATTAGAAGCACAGACAAGATTAACTCATGATGAAAGAGATACACTTTATGAAGAAAGAGTTAATCCAATCGCTTCATTCCCAGGTCAAGGTGTAGTAGTTTGGGGACAAAAGACCTTACAAGGTCGTCCATCAGCACTCGATAGGGTTAATGTACGTAGATTGTTAATTAAACTGAAGAAGTTTATCGCATCTTCAAGTAGATACTTAGTCTTTGAACAGAACACAGCAGCAACAAGAAATCGTTTCTTGAATATTGTGAATCCGTTCTTAGAATCAGTACAAGCTAATAGTGGTTTATCGGCATTTAAGGTAGTTATGGATGATTCCAATAACACACCTGATGTGATTGATAGAAATCAATTGATTGGACAAATTTTTATCCAACCAACGAGAACTGCAGAGTTTATCGTACTTGACTTCGTGGTACTTCCAACGGGAGCAACTTTCCCAGCGTAAGTTTAATCACAAGATTAATAAATGAAAAACCCCTCTTTTTTGAGGGGTTTTTTGTTGCTAGATATATTTATATACGACAGATATAAAAAACTTCTAAAAAACTAAGAAGAATGATTATGATGATTTTTTAGAATTTTGATATTTATAGTTGAAGAATTAAACTTATTGGAGATTAAAGATGCCAGACTTATTAGATCCTTCTGAAATAATGTTCACACCGTTTGAACCGAAAACTAAAAATCGGTACATCATGTACATTGAAGGTATTCCAGCTTATCTTATTAAGACAGCTAACAGACCTACAATCGCTTTTGAAACGATTGAACTCGACCACATCAATGTTAAACGATATGTTAAAGGTAAGGGAGCTTGGGAAGAATTAGAAATTACACTTTATGATCCTGTTGTTCCATCAGCCGCACAAGCATGTATGGAATGGGTTCGGTTATCACATGAATCCGTAACAGGTAGAGATGGATACTCAGATTTTTATAAAAAAGATGTAACAATTAATGTATTAGGACCAGTAGGTGATAAGGTTGAAGAGTGGACACTTAAAGGTACTTGGATTACCAACGCAACATTTGGTGATTTAGATTGGGCAAATACTACAGACCCAGTTGATGTAACTTTGACACTTAGATACGATTACGCTATACTACAGTTCTAATAGAAATTTTAATAATATAAGGAGACTATTATGGCAGTCATAGCAGATAAAGCTTGGTGGAAGTCAAAGACAGTATGGACTTCAGCAATAGCTGGTGTCGTTGGTGTTTTACAAGCAGCAGGTGTTATAGATCAAGTACCTGAAGTTGTTTGGACACTATTAGCATCTTTCGGTTTATATTCCGTTAGATCAGCAGTTGGTGATTCAGCAGCTAAGTAAATAGCAAAAAATTTAAACTGGGGATTTTAATATCCCCAGTTAGTTTTATAATAATTGGTTATATTGTATAGGTTACTATTCAATAAAATTTTACATTAAAGGAGATAAAACATGGCAGAAGATAAACGCCGGTTTCCAACAGAGGTAGTTGATTTGCCTTCTAAGGGATTACTTTATCCAAAAGATTCACCACTGGCAGGTGGAACAATTGAGTTAAAGTATATGACCGCAAAAGAAGAAGATATTTTAACTTCTCGGAATCTAATTCAAAAAGGAATTGTTTTAGATAAACTGTTGGAATCTGTTATAGTAGACGAAAAGGTATCACTTGATGATCTTTTACTTGGTGATAAAAATGCAATTATGATTGCAACAAGAGTACTTGGGTATGGTAAAGATTATACTGTAAGTCTTACGGATCCAGATACAGGAGAAAAACAAGAGGAAACATTTGATTTAACTCAGATTGCTGATAAGAAGATTGATAAGAAATTATTTAAGGGTGGTAAAAATGAGTTTGAATTTGAACTACCATCGACCAAAATTAAAATTCTATTTCGTCTATTAACACACAAAGAAGAAAGAGAAATTGATGTTGAATTAAAAGCATTAAGAAAGTTTACAAAAGAAAGTGGTATTTCTTCAGAGATCACAACACGGT